CAATTGAGGCGGTTGTGTCTACCGTCCCAACAATGGTCGCAGCGCCGACAAACCCCCTAAGCCTCGATTCCTACACCACTGTTGTTGATCTTCCTACGCTCTATGAAAACCCGCTGCGTGATTACGTCCTTTCTCGCGCATTTGAAAAAGATGCGGCCATTCCCGGCGCAATGCAACGCGCCGCAGCTTACCGTCAGTCCTTTAACGATTCCTTGGGCGTAAAGATGCAGGTCGAAAACGCAAACAACATCAACACGGACCGCTAGGCCATGACAGCCCCGACAGCCCCTATTTCCTTGTTCGATAGCTTTGTGGTGCCCTATGCTCAAAAGGCACCCATTCCGCTGGTGCGGAAATTTGTGCGCCTCGCTGCAATCGAGTTTTGCGAGCGCACGCGGTGTTGGCGCGAGATTGTCACCGTCAACGTGGACGCGCAGAACGCTGCTATCGTGGCTCCGTCCCACGCCGCCATTCACGAGATCGAGGAAGCGACATTCGACGGCCGACCGTTGCAACCAACGCAGTTTACCGACACCACGCTCTTGGAGCGGCAGGAAGACGGGCATCCACGCTATATCACGCAAACACACCCCAATGCCGTTGCTCTAATCCCGTTTGAGGCTGGCTCGCTCACTCTTTCTTTGTTCCTCAAGCCGCGCTCTGAGACACAAATGAAAACTGACATCATGTCAGGGCAGACAGTGGACCGCCTTGATGTTGTGCCGGAGTTCATGTTCAGCCAGTACGCCCAGAAGATTGCAGATGGCGCGCTTGCACGCTTGCTCATGGTGCCCGGTCAGCCATTCTCAAACCCATCCGAGGGCATGCGACGTGAATTGCTATTCCGTCAGCACTTGGACGCAAAGTTTGCCACCAACATCACCATGCAGCACAGGGCACCTCCGCGCGTCCGAATGACTGAATACTGAGGGGCATATGCTCTACCGGATCGACACCTTTCTTGGCGAAATCCCCCGGCTGGACCCCCGCAAATTGCCCCCAGGCGGCGCGCAGATCGCCAGAAATATCAGCTTGTCAGAAGGCACCATAAAGCCACTGGCAACACTTTCTGTTGCTGGGCTGGCAGGGGCAGGGGATCCGCCCGTTGATTTTATTCCGTTCGGAGGCGCGTATCTGCCATTCGAGAACCCCGTTACCTATGCTTTGGGACCGGTTGCCTCTACCCGTCTGTATTTCGCCGAAGAGGGTGCCGTCCCAAAAATCAGACTCATTATTTCAAACACGGTAGATGAATTGGCTTTGCCAACACCAAGCGTCCGACCGCTGCTTTCTATTGAAAGCGCCGCCCCGGACCCCGCTGATGGGCAAGACCCGCTACCCGTCGAAACCGTCGTGATGTGCTACACTTGGGTTTCCGACCTTGGTGAAGAAACACCGCCGAGCCCGATCTCCCTACAGCTAGATGTCACTGAGGGATCGACTGTTGAGTTTGTTGCCAACATGACGCCGCCCGCTGGATCGCGGATTACAAAGGCGCGCATCTACCGCTCTCAAACCAGCGCAACCGGCACAACCGCGCTCTTCTTTGTAAAGGAAGTAAGCGTTGCTGTGACCACCTACGTGTCGAACCTCGATGTCGATCCGTTGCAAGAGCCACTGCCATCGGCGGATTACGACCCGCCCGTTAATGATCTTGAGGGCATCACGCCACTTTGGAATGGCATGATCGCCGGGTTTTCCGGTCGATCGCTATACTTCTGCGAGCCTTTCATCCCGCACGCATGGCCGATCAAGTACGAGTTGAAGACCGACTTTGAGATCATGGGTCTGGCCGCGACCGGTCAAACGCTCGTCGTGACAACTAAAGGCACGCCATACATCGCCACCGGCACCGCGCCAGAAAACATGATCCTCGACCGGCTGGATCTCAACCTTCCCTGCATTTCCAAGCGCGGTGTGGTCGATATGGGTATCGGTGTTGCCTATCCCTCGCATGACGGCCTGATCCTCGTGCAAGGTGGTTCACCTCAAAACATCACCCGCACGCTCTTTGATCGCCGGGCATGGAATGACCTTCATCCCGAAACATTCATTGCCGCGCATTATGATCAAGGCGTCTACGTGGCGTCCTATGACACCGGTTCCGGTATCGAGGTCGTGATGATCGACCTCAAAGGCGAAACGCCGGGTCTTGTTCGCACCGACATAGGCACTGATCTGCGCGCGTTTCGATACGACATCCAGACCGGTAAGCTCTATGCGGCGGCGTCCGACAGCACAGCAGTTTATTCTTGGGATGATGTCGACCAGACTGCACGCTCCAACCTGACGTGGCGCTCTGGACGCCTGCACCTGCCGGTCGAAAACTTCTTTGGTTGCGTTTTCATCGAAGGCCGTATGCTCGATGAATCCACAGCCTATGAGGCACGTATCTGGCGCGACGACGAGCTTGTTTACGAGACTGATAGCGCAGGCGAGCTGAATACCATTCAACGTATCGCGCCCGGCTGGGGCGGTGAGTGGGAAATCGAGATCGCTGGTTGTGTAGAGATCGACCGTATATCTATTGCTGGTACACCCGATGAATTGATGGGGGGCTGACAGGATGTCGAGACCCGTCGAAAACCTTTCTCGCACTCAACGCGACCTGCAACGGCTTGATGGCCGTCGAGGACCAAAAAGCAATCGGGCAGTGACATGGGGCGAGATCGACGCGCTGATGGCCGAGCTTGCGGCAAGATCGAGCGCGTCAGGTGGCAAATACATCGAATCTCTGGGCGCTGATCTCGGTGAGATACCCGGTGAAATCGACGTTGGTGTGATCGTTTCTCCGGTGATCGGCGCACCCACGGGCCTGACAATCACATCAAGCGTAGATGAAGCGACCGGCATTTCTTTCATCTATGTGGATTGGGATGATGTTGCCGGGGCATCCGGCTATGAGCTTGGGTTTATCATTGACGGAGGCGGTGAGTTCATTGTCCCGACACCAAGCTCATTCTTCCAGAACAGCGTCATTGCCGGGCAAACCATTTCTGTACGTGTGCGCTCAGTCAATGCGCTAAATGTTCCGGGACCGTGGTCCGCTTACGTCAATCATGTCGCGCAGGCAGACACGACACCGCCACCTGTGCCAACCGGGCTGGAAATCACCGCAGCGTTCAACGGCTTTTGGATCAAGTGGGATCCTTCTCCCGCCGCAGACATATCGCGTTACGAAGTCGTTGAGAGTGAATCACCGACACCGGCCCCAAGCGCATCAACTGCGCCCACATTCACATCCGCTTCGCCGCTCTTCTTTCGTGGTTCCCTGCCTAATGGAGCCACGCGGTATTACTGGATCCGAGCGGTCGATTATTCTGAAAACGCCTCTGATTGGTCAGCGCGAATTTCAGCCACCACAGTCACAGACCCCGGCGAATTACTCGATCTATTGCAAGGCTCAATCACTGAAAGCCAGCTTTTCGCTGACCTTGGATCACGAATTGATCTTATTGACGCACCCGCTTCAACTGTAGGTTCGATCAAATGGCAAATTGCGGCAGCCAAGGGCGAAGCGATTGCCGCTGTTCAACAAGAGGCATTGGTTCGCGCTGATGAAACAGGTGATCTCTTTGGGCAATACACTGTCAAAATCGACCTGAACGGCTATATCTCTGGCTTTGGTCTCGCAAGCCAAGCGCCAGTTGACGGAACGCCGAGCAGTTCTTTCATCGTGCGTGCAGACTCTTTCTCCGTCGCGGGCACTGGCGCCAGCCCAACCGTGCCGTTCATTATTCGCACAAGCGGAACAACCATTGGTGGGCAATACGTGCCGCCCGGCACCTACATTCGCGACGCAATGATCCAGAACGGCACGATTTCAGATGCCAAAATTGCAAACGCGACCATCACAGACGCAAAGATCGCCAGCCTGTCAGCTGCTAAACTGACCGCAGGCACGGCGCTGGCCAACAGCATCACGGTCAACGGGCAGGCGCTTGGCACCGTGCAGGCGAACGCTAACAACCCAGCCGCACGGATCAACGCTGCGTCGACCAACATCCAGCCCGGCAAGATCACCCTGAC